TAATACTTGGGCATCAGGGCCGCGTTGGCCTTCGATGCTTCAGACTGATATCGCAGCTCGTTCCTCGTCGCGTCCGTCATGTACGGCAGGAGTTCGGAATTCGCGCGCGCTACCTCGATCTCGTACTCCTGAAAATAGCCTTTATACATATCCCACTGCTCTTCGGCCATCTTCTGCTGGCGCTCCGCGATGTCCGCCATTTTCTTGCTGTATTCCGGATCGTAGTTGTTTTGAACCGTAGTGGTCGGTTCGTCATCCTCGCCGAATAACTTGTCGAATATGCCAAACATACTTCCCCCTTTCCGCGTACCAGAATGCCGCACTGACGCTCTGCCCTTTCCGGGCGTTCCAGATAGCCGACGGCAAGATTCCAAGCTGTTCCAATCCCATCGCCGCGCACCATTTCATGGCCGGCACGTTCTCGACGTCGACCAGGCCGGTGAAGAGATCGAACAGCGGACGCCCCTCCTTGTCTGGCAGGTTAAGCAGCGTCTCGAACGCCCATCTTCCGACCTCGACGGCCAGCTCGCCCCTCAGGTTCGAGAAGAAGCAGAAATGAAAGTTCGCGCGCCGGTGGTTAAAGCCGTTGAGCCAGCAAAAACCGGCCAGCTCTCCCCGTAATTCGATCACATAGAGCCGGTTCATGCCCTTCATCATGCCCAGGAAGGCCAGCCTGTCCCGGACGGTCCCGGAATAGAACACGGTATCGACCAGCCCCTCCTGCTCCATCCGGTCGAACAGGTGCATGATCGCCGAATCCGAGAATGTCGGAATGCCGTCAACTGCGTCGTACGCCAGTAATCTGTAGTCCATCAGTTATGCACCACTTTCAGCACGTCGTCCGTGCGGTAGATATCGCCCGGTTTGAGGCCGGCCGTTCGGGCCTCTGCGTTGTCCGCATAGACCGGAGCCGATTCGAGGTCGGCAAACACCACGGCCTGCGACCGAGGCGGGATCGCCTGATCGTATTGCGAACGCCGGGCCCCGATCAGGATGTCCAGCGACTCCTTGACCCAGGCCAGAAACGCCGCATGGTAGGGAGTCAATCCGGTAGGCACCGGTCCGAATTTCTTGGGTCTAAGCTGCGTCAATCAATTCCTCCATCGATGTTGCGAGCCGGATCTGCGCGACCGGGACATCCCCCTCCAGGTCGTAGTAGCAGCGGCGATACAGACGCCGCGCCGGTAGCCGGATCGGTTCGTCGCTCGTGATCTCGACCTCCAGCACCAGCCGTCCGTCGCCGTACAGCCGGAAAGTCAGACCCCGGTACGTTTTGACCGTCTGGTCGCCGTTGATCGCCGATTCATTGACCCCGAATTCATTCACCGATCCCTGCGCTTCTTCGAACGCCGCAGCGTTCTCCTCTCCGTAGTCCGAGAGGTCGCGCGTGATCATCACGGCCGAAAAATTGATTGCATAGGGCAATATCCAGTCCTTCGACCTGTATAGGTATGTTCCATAATCCTCGCCCGAATGCTGCGCAAACTCGTAGATCGCGTTCACGCCCTCGCCGTCCATCCACACGAAATACAGCCGGTTGTCGACGAGCGAGACATGCGGGACGGCTGCCGCCCCAGATAGCGCACCGATCCTGATCATGGTCTTCTCCCGCGTGTTGATCGCCAGGCAACCGTCGTCGTAAAACGCCACATAATGACCTTGGTAGTATTCCGCCATCATCGTAGTCGGGCTGTAGTTGTCCAGGTTCTGCGTCTTGGTGAACAGGTCGTACGTGTAGACGGCCGGGCCGTCGAGCGTGACCACGACAATGCCCTCGGGCGAGGCGTAGAAAACGCCTGATTCGGTCGATCTTATGCTGCCCTTGGACGAACACGGGTACCGCCCGTTAAGCCGGGTCGTCGACATCGCCTCGGGGGTGCCGGACATGAAATAGATAAAAGCGTCGGTCAGGACCACTACCGTATTGGCGATCGCGCCCAGGCCGATGATCGTCCCGTCTACCGGGTAGGAATACGGCCATGCGTGAGGCAGATACGGAGGCGTGACATACACCCTGTTGCCGTAGAACCCGGCCAGGGATCCGCCGTCGATCGAGATAATGCCGGACAGGCCGGATGGCGGCACGACCCAATTCTCGCACGTAAAGGCCTCGCCTAGCTCCGCGTCGGCCTTATCATCCGTGAACGTGCCGGTCGTGAAGTTGAATGCCGCGGTGTCGAACTGCCCGACGTACAGGAATTCGGCGACGCCCGAACTGCTCGCCGCCGTACGATAAACCCGGATGGCGCCGATCGACCTGCCCGCCGGCGGAGCGGTGAACCCGCTGAGCGTCACATCGCCCGACCCGTAGTCCGAGATCTCGGCAAGCGGGGAGTTCACCCCCTCCTCCCTGTAGGACGTCCCGAGCTTGACGACGTAGCTGTAGAAATACGCCCGGTAATCGCTGCCCGGCGTGTACCCGGCGTCGATCGTCGGGGCCGCAGCCGGAGCCGGGACGCCGAGCTTGTAGAAATCGGTATCGATATCGAACGGCGTGCCGACGATCGTGCTGGTCAATACCCGCGGTTCGGCCCCGCCCGTGAAGTACACCCGGTCGTGCGCCTCGCCCGCGACCGGACTCTGCACAAAATCGAGTTCTGCTGTGTGCGTGATCCACTCGTCGGTTCCGCTCTTCTTCCACTGGAAGAGGGTTTTGATCGCATCTTCTTCTGCCAGGTTCACGCTCCTGGCATGAGCCTTTAACGCCCGGAGGTCGCCGCGCGAGAGGTCGCAGTTCTGCGCGATCTGCGCCTCATAGTCTTTCGAGATATGAGACGCGACCCTTGGCCGTTCGCCAGAAAAGAAGCTTTGTCCGATCTTCATCTAATCCTCTAACAAAATCTCATTGATCGCGGCCGTCGGCTGCCGACGACCGGGTTCTTCCGAATGATGGCCAGCGCTATGCCGTCGTTGAACTCCGCTTCGAACTTCCGCGCCCGATCCAGATTGGTCCAGTCCTTGCCCGGCATGTCCATCAGCCTGGCCCGCGCGCCGGCCTCAATGGCTCGATGATGCTCGTAGAAGAATTGCTCGTCGACGGTCGTGATCGTATCTTCCGGGACATAAACCTGTTTGATCCACAGCGTTTGATCCTGCGCGTCGAGGTCGTAGAACTTGATATGCGTCGTGTCCGGGTAGGTAAAATACTTGGTTCCCTCTACGGCGATCTCCGAGATATCGTCCATCACGTTCTCCAACGCGATTCGGGCGAGGTTCCACACCTGCCCGTCGATCCTGAATTCGGAGACCACAAGCGGCCGGACGTCCGTGATGTAGGACGCGATATTGACATTCACCGAGTCGTTGTCCGCTGTCTGGACGTCCGCCGTCACGACCTCGTGTTCGAACACCAGCTCCATGCAGTGGGTGCGCCCGCAGTAGTCGATCAGGGCGTCAACCACGGCCCGGAGGACAAGCTGTCGCGGACAGCCCAGGACGTCCGGCTGCACCCTTTTGGCGTATTCAGTGATTTCGACCGTCATTATTTAACCTGCCTTCCATCTGTCTACTCCGGCAATGGACTTTGTTTCAGGTAGTTCGCCGCCGCGACGAGCGCCGAGACGAGCGCCACGGTCCCGAGTTTCGGCAGTCCTTCCTGGAGGTTAAACGTCTCGGGCGCAACGATCAGGACCGTCACGGAATTTGCGGCCGCTCCGATGATCGCACTCGCCAACCCTTTTATCCAATGACCTACGTTCTTCATGGCACCACCAATACCTTTCTGTCGTTTTCGGCCAGGCACGACCCGATAGCAAACTTCTCGACGCACCTGCGCCAGATCCACGCACGGACGCCACACATCCCATCGTGCCGCAGTACCTGATAGAAGAGGGAATCAAAGTACGGCCTGCAGGACGTCGGCAGCAGGCTCTCCCTCATCAGTTGATACCCCATGTCGTGAGCCAGCGACGCGCGTATTGAATTCTTGGTATCTATGGTCGGACCGCTTGCGCCGTCCCAGGCGTAGCCCCGCTTGGCCGTCAGCCGGCCGTCCCGCTCCAGGTGAATGAAAGCCGTATCGATATCCCGGCCCTTCAGCGCGGTCTGTATCGTCCAATCGCGGTAGACCTGATATTTATAGCCTGATTGGTAATAAAGCCGGTCGTCCATCCGCCACCCTGATTCATCTCAGTCCGAGTTCGATATCCGTCTTGCAGGCCGAGAGGCACGATATTCGATAGAGGCCGAGTTCGTCCCTGCACAGCGCCTCGCACCCGATCGTTACTGCGGGTCCCAGGCTGGCCTGCGCCTGCACCATATTCGCCAGCACCAGCCAGTGATTGATCCGATCGGTTGCCGCCTGCTTGTAGCTTGCCAGGAGCGGCGCATAGGTCTCGAATACCGGCCGGTCTGCCTCGAAATAATTGATGAGGATCACGCTGATGTACGCGTATTCGCCAGGCAATTCGGCTGAAATCCGCGCAATAAGCTGGTCATACGTGATGCCGTCCTGACCGAGAAATGCCCGGACGTTCTGCAGGGCCTGGACGGTCTGCGCCTTGTGGCTGGCGTTATGCTTCAAGATCTCGACGAACGCTATATCGGTCGCCGTGTTGGTTACGACGCTCGTATTGATGCCCGTGCAGCCAGCCAGCATCATTGCCAAACAGATCAAATATATGAATTTCTTCATCGTTCCCTCCTTTATGCGTAAAATTCGTGGTTAAAGATCGTTTTTATGAGCCGCATGTCCGTCCACCATTTCGTTACCCGCCCGGTGATCAGGCCCTGGTCTACCGCCTGCCGGTACGATGTTTCGATGTACTGGCAGCAGTTGACGGCAGCCAAGTCCGGGTCGCGCGGGATCTCGCCCGAGATCATGCCGTCCGCTATGCGCAGGCATTCCTGGAGCTTGGTATTGGACAGTATTTCGCTCTGCCAGTGCTGCGCGATATCGCTCAGTATCCGGTAATTGCGGTCGCCCGTGAGATAGCACGAGAATTGGTACGGCCACAGGCAGACCTCTTTGATTGTCTGCCCGTCCCATGCCCGATGATCGACCCGCTCCAGGATGACGGTCCCGACGCCGATCTTGCCGTGCAGGGGTTCGCCCCGCGCCTCGCCGTAGATCGTGCAGGCCATGACCTGATTCGGCGCCAGATGTCCGAAAGTCGCAAGCGCCTGGTCGTAAATCCGCTTCGCGCTGTCTTTCATCGCACTCTCGCCTCCGTACACGATAGTTTTGCTCCTGTCCTAGCCTTGTGCTCGCCCTCCAGATGGGACAGCCGTGTCTCGTGGTCATCGAATCGCGCGAAGAGCCTGGCACAGGTATCCTCCAGCTTGTCGCAGGCCTTAATCAGCCGATCAATGCCGGTCTTGAGCAGAAATCCGATGACTGCCAGTAGAATAATGAACAGTGCGCTAACGATCGTACTCACCGCAAATGTCGCTTGAATTGACCCGCCCATGTTGACCATCCCCCTTTATTATGTTATTTACCGCTATCCAAGGACGGGGCCGGATTCCCCTCCGGTGGCGCTGACACGCCAACCCGTCCGGTTCCCTTACGGTGTCGCAACTCTCCACGGCAGGTATAGTGTCGTTCCTGCCGTCGATACCGAATAACTGATCGCCGTCGATGCCAGGGTCGGGTTGCCGCTGCCGTAGAGGGTAAGACCTTGATTAACT